CGAGTAGGCAAAGGGGCAGAAGACCTAGATATGGGGTGGAATTTCTGATGCACTTGGTGACCGTTACGAAATAATACATACTGACAGCACAAACACACTGACTTCTTCACCAAGGAGACACACAAATGGCATTTAGAGTAAGCCCTGGCGTAAGCATCAAGGAAATTGACCTGACCACCATTGTTCCCGCAGTTGCCACCACTCCTGGCGGCTTCGCGGGCTACTTCCACTGGGGTCCGGTGGACGAAATTGTCACCGTTAGCAATGAAACGGAATTGGCTTCGATTTTCGGCAAGCCCCAAAACGACAACTACGTGGACTTCTTTACTCCAGCAAACTTCTTGTCGTACGGCAACAACTGCCAAACTGTTCGTGTAGTTGGTGCTGCTTCCAGAAACGGAAACGCCAAGATAGCAGGGAACACCACGGCGGCTGGTCTAACCCTAGTAAACTCAGTGACCAATATGGTCATAAACAACGAAACACAGTTTGGAGCGTCTGGTGGTCTATCCACTTCTGACTACGCAGTAAACGGTGTTGTGTTTGCTGCAAAGTATCCTGGCGTTCTTGGAAACTCCTTGAAAGTTGTTGTGACTAGCGGTCCAGGAACCACGACTTACGGACTGTCGGGAGGCTTGGGTGTTGGTGCAACTTACGCCAGGTTGTCTTTGCCCGGCACTTCTAGTGGGTATTTCGCGGTCGGTGATGATCTTACCTTCCCTGACGGAACCACAGTTCGCATTGCGAGCACACCAGGTTTGACTGCTTACTACGGCGACATTTATAAGGTCACTGGTAGTGCATCGGGTCTTACTTTGCAATTGGAAACACTGTTGCCCACCACTCAACCAAACGGTGCAGTTGTTACCCACCGAAGTTTGTACTCTAGGTACGTTACTACCAGTGCTACAACCACTCAGTACGCGTCAAATGCTGGGGGAACAGGTGACCTTGTAAATATTTTGGTCTTGGACAAAGACGGAACGTGGACAGGAACGCAGAATGCCTTGCTAGAAAAGTACGAAGGGCTTTCACGCGCCACTGATGCAAGAAACACAGACGGCAGCAGCAACTACTATCGTAGCGTGATCAACGAAAAGTCTGCGTATATTTGGGCAATACAGGCAGACATCACCAGCAACACTGCTAGAACAGCAAACTACACTGCGTACACTAACATTGGACCGGCAGCCAGCACAGTGTCTGCGGTCGGTGCTGGAGCGAATGTTTTGGGTTTCTCTGGTGGTGTTTCTGCAACTCCGAGCGTATCAGAACGGTGGGCAACTGGATGGAGCAAGTTCTCTGATCCAGACCTAGTGGACGTTTCACTACTGCCTTTGGGAAATGCTTCTGCAACACTGGCGCAACTGGTTATTCAAAACGTGTGCGAAAAGCGTTTGGACTGCATTGCATTCGTGTCTCCACAGCAGACAGATGTTGAGAATAAACTCCCTTACGAAGCACTAAACTCACTGAAGACTTTCCGCGACAGCACTTTGAATGTTAGTTCTTCATACGCTGTTTTGGACAGTGGTTGGAAGTATCAACTGGATAACTACAACAACGTGCTGCGCGCCATGCCTCTCAATGCAGACATTGCAGGTTTGGTTGCTCGTACCGAGTTCACGAATGAAGCGTGGTTCTCGCCCGCAGGCTTCAATCGTGGTCAGGTGAAGAATGTTGTAAAGATGGCGTACAATCCCACACAAGAGGCACACCGCGACGAACTGTACACACGACAAATCAATCCTGTTGTGTCGTTCCCAGGAGAAGGAACAATTCTGTTTGGTGACAAGACCATGCAGTCTCGTCCTAGTGCTTTTGACCGCATCAATGTGCGCCGCCTGTTCATCGTTCTTGAGAAAGCAATCGCAACTGCTTCCAAGTTCTTCCTGTTCGAGCAGAACGACGCGTTTACTCGTGCGCAGTTCAAGAATCTTGTGGTTCCGTTCCTCAAGACTGTTCAACAGCGTCGAGGCATCACCGACTTCAAGGTGGTGTGCGATGAAACAAACAACACCGGCGAAGTCATTGACCGTAATGAGTTCGTGGCAGACATCTTCATCAAGCCTACCCGCAGCATCAACTTCATCCAGTTGAATTTCGTCGCTACCAGAACTGGCGTGAACTTCAACGAGGTTGGTGGATAAGGCATACATAAACAGAAGGAGTAACCATGCCAGTAGAACCCACTAACAATATTTCAGGGTTTGTAAACGCCTTCTCAGGCGGTGGTGTACGCACGAATCTGTTCGTCGTAAACGGCGTAATACCCGGTTTCAGCGACACTCGTGCCATCTCGTTCTTGTGTAAAGCGGCGCAGATTCCTGCGTCTTCGCTTGGCACAATTGAAGTTCCGTACCGTGGTCGCCGCATCAAGATTCCAGGCGACCGCGTGTTCCAAGACTGGAGCCTCACCATTATTTCAGACGCAAACCTCAAACTACGGTCTGCGTTTGAATTTTGGAGTGCTCGTTTCAACAGCCACGTTGCAAACACTTCAGACGTGAACTTCATGCAGTTCATGCCTACTTGGTCGGTGACCCAGTTGAAGCGCGACGGCGAAGCACTGCGTACCTACAACTTTGTTGGCTGCTTCCCCAGCGAAGTAGGCACAATTGACTTGTCGTATGAAAACAACGACCAAATTGCCGAGTTCCCTGTGACTCTTAACTACTCGTGGTGGGAAGCCGCTGAAGGTGCTGCTGTTCCTGCCACTGGTACTGGTCAGGAGAACATCTCTGCTCTCCTACAGCAGGCAGGCATAAATATCGGCAGCGGTTTCTGATACACAACTTCTTTGACAGGATTCTACATTTATGCCAATCAATCTGCCATTTGGGTTCGTTTTAGGTAGAACAGGGGGGGTTCCGAAACAAGAGGATCGGAAAACCCCCTCTTTTGTCGCTCCGGATTACGATGACGGAGCAGTGCCAATTGAAGTGGGCGGGTACTACGGTGCCTTTGTTGACTTTGACGGCACGATCAAAAACGACATCGACCTCATACACAAGTACCGCGACATGGCAATCCACCCCGAAGTGGAAACTGCCATTGCAGACATCTGCAACGAGTCTATTGTGTACAGTGATGCACTTGAAACGGTGAAGATTGACACTGGAGACATCAAGCAGAGCAAGTCCATCAAGGACAAGATTGAAGAAGAGTTCCAAGAGGTGCTTGGGCTACTGGACTTTTCTCGTCGGGGCTACGAGATTTTCCGCAAGTGGTACATTGACAGTCGATTGTACTACCACGTCATTGTGGATGAGAGCAACAAGAAGAAGGGCATCAAGGAACTGCGTCCCATTGATCCGGTAAAAATCCGCAAGATACGCAGCATCAAGAAGAAGCCCCTTGTAAAGGACGCAACCAAGCGTCCGTCGTCCATACAGATCATTGACTCTGTTGAAGAGTTCTATGTGTACAACGACAAGGAGCCTAACTCTGCTGCGGTAAGCATGGAAGGCTTGAAGATCAGCCCTGATGCCATTTGCTTTGTGCACTCGGGGCTGTTTGACTCGTCTCGCAAGCGGGTCATTGGTTACCTACACAAAGCCATCAAAGCACTGAACCAGTTGCGCATGATTGAAGACGCAGTGGTGATCTACCGAATCACCCGCGCTCCCGAACGCCGCGTGTTCTACGTGGACGTTGGAAACTTGCCCAAACAGAAAGCGGAAGAGTACGTTCGCGGGCTGATGAATCGCTACCGCAACAAACTCATGTATGACCCCAACACGGGTGAAGTTGCAGACGGTCGCAAGCATATGTCCATGCTTGAAGACTTTTGGATGCCACGGCGTGAGGGCGGCAAGGGCACGGAAATCACCACGCTTGCAGGGGGTCAGAACCTTGCAGAGATGGACGACGTAAAGTACTTCCAAAAGAAACTGTTCCAGGCACTGAACGTGCCGTCGTCTAGACTGGAAGAGTCCACAGGATTCAATCTTGGTCGCGCATCAGAAATTTCGCGCGACGAAGTAAAGTTCTTCAAGTTCATTGAACGACTCCGTATGAAGTTCTCTGAACTGTTCCTTGAACTGCTGCGTGTCCAGTTGATTCTGAAGGGCATCATCAAGGAGAGCGAGTGGCAGGACATTGAAGGCAAACTACGGTTTGAGTTCATCAAGGACTCGCACTTCAGTGAACTGAAAGAGAACGAGATTCTGAAGGAACGTCTGCTGTCGTGCCGTGACGCAGAGGATTTTGTGGGCAAGTACTTCTCCCGCGAGTGGGTACGCAAGCACGTTCTGCGGCAGACAGAAGACGACATCGAGCAGATCGACAAGCAGATAGAAGAAGAGCAAGCCAGTGGCGCAATTGCACCTCCCGAAGGCGCAGCCCCACCGCAAGAAGCGGAAGCACCACAAGGTGAACCGCAGCCTGTCCCACAGTCTGCTCCTGCTTCAGGAGCACAGGAACCTGAAATCACCATTGGGGAGATTGATCCAGGTTGGGATGAAGAAGACGTGAACGACTAAAGGAGACTCCCGTGGATTCACTAGATATCTCGTATTCTGAGTTCAAAAATGCAATACACTCCTCGCTGGCAGAGCGGTTACGCGAACGCCTTGCCCGTGAGAAGCAGATTATTTCAAACACAATTTTGGGTGATTCGGAAGAAGACACCACGCCAGAAACCCAGTCAAACGCAGACGACAACTAAATAATCTGTCACGAAAGGACGCTCATGGACACCAATCGCAAAATAGTACAAGCCCTGTTGCTGAAAGACTACGCAAGCCTCAAGGAGAGCGTGTTTTCTTTGCTGTACGCCAAGGCATCACTGGCTCTTGATGAGGCTCGCGTTGCCGTGGCTAACGCCGTATTCAACGAAGCCTCGGAAATCAAACCTAGTCCTGAACGAGCAGCCCGCGTGAAGCGTGAGATCGGAAAGCCGTTGATGTACGCAGGAAAGAAAGCAGGAACCACTGGAATCAGAACTGCGGAGGGCAAACTAAAAGAAGCCACCGCTTGGAAACTCCACAACAAGAAGGCGGGCAAGGACTAATGAAACTCATTACCGAAACCGTACAGGACATCAACATTCTGACCGAAACAAAGGATGGTCAGAAGCACTACTTCATTGAAGGGGTGTTCATGCAGGCTGAAGCGAAGAATCGCAACGGTCGCGTGTATCCAATGGCTGTGATGGAGAAGGAACTTGGTCGGTATCAGAATGAATACGTAAAGACGAACCGCGCTATGGGCGAACTGGGTCACCCCGAAGGTCCGACCGTGAACCTTGAGCGTGTGTCCCACCTCATCAAGGACTTGCGCCTTGAGGGAAACGATGTGTACGGCAAAGCCAAGATACTTGACACCCCATACGGCAAGATTGTCCGCAACCTCATTGACGAGGGCGTGAAACTGGGCGTTTCGTCCCGTGGCATGGGCAGTCTGAAGGAGCAGGACGGGGTAAATGTCGTGCAGGAAGACTTCATGCTCGCTGCGGTGGATGTGGTCGCTGATCCGTCCGCCCCCAACGCATTTGTCAACGGCATCATGGAAGGACGGGAATGGATTTGGGACGGTGGCGTTCTGAAGCCCGTGGAAGTGGAAAATTACAAGCGTATCATTGAGAAGACTTCTTCCAAAAATTTGGAAGAGCAGGCAATGAAATTGTTCAAGGACTTCATTTCAAAACTCTGACGGTTCTACATATTTCCTAGAAGGAGACTCACAGTCATGGCTAACGAAAAGATCGAAGATGTCATCAAGAAGGTAATCCTGGGCGAAGGCTTCCTCGCGGAGAACGCCGAGGAACAGGATATCCCCGAGGGCGAAGACACCTCCGATGAGGAAGCCATCGCTGAGGAGGAAGAGGTCTACGAAGACGCTGACGGCGAAGAATTCGTAGAGGAAGAAGAACTCGAAGAAGCCAAGGACGAAGAGTCCGAGGAAGAAGACGAGGACGAAGAGGAAGAAGAGGAAGAAGACGAGGACGAAGAGGACTCCAAGGGCAAGAAGAAGATGCCTGCCTTCCTCAAGGGCAAGTTCGGCAAGAAGAAGGAGAAGGTTGAAGAAGCCGCCTCTGACTACGCTTCCGAGAAGATGTACAAGACTGCCAACGGCAAGACCGCCAAGATTGCAGAGCCAACTGGTGATGCCAGCGGCAAGAACGCGGGAACGATCAAGGCGAAGCCATCGGGTGCCAAGGCTGAAACCAAGATTCCCGAAGTGAAGCCCACCGTGAAGGAGGACATTGCTGTTCTTCTCAGCGGTCAGGAACTTTCGGAAGAGTTCAAGACTTCGGCTGCTACCCTCTTTGAGGCTCACCTGAACGAGCGCGCTCGTGAGATTGAGGAAGAGGTTCAGGCGAAGTACGAGGATCTGCTTGAGCAGCACACTGTTGCTGTTACCGAAGAACTCGTTGAGCGCATTGACGATTACCTCAACTATGTGGTTGAGGAGTGGATGCAGGAGAACCGCCTTGCCGTTGAGCAGGGACTCCGCACCGAGATCACCGAAAACTTCATCTCTAACCTCCGTGGACTCTTTGCCGAGTCGTACATTGAGGTTCCCGAGGAGAAACTTGACCTCTTTGAGTCCACCGTTGAGCAGGCGGAAGCCCTTGACGGCGAACTTCAGGAGCAGGTTGACAAGAACATTGAACTCTCCGAAGAGGTTGAGCAGTTGAAGTGCGAGATCGTGTTCCGTGAACTATCAGAAGGCTTGGCTGACACTGACATTGAAAAACTTCGTCGTCTTGCCGAAGACCTAGAGTTTGACACCGTAGACCAATTTGCCGAAAAGTTGAGTGTTCTCCGAGAGAACATTGAAACCATCGGCACTAGTGCCGATAGTAGCACTGAAGAGGAGTCCCTTGAGGAGTCCTACGAAGATGCAACCGAGGCTTCCCCGCTTGTTGAAGCGTATGTGCGCTCAATGAGCAAAAGAGAAGAGTAATCTTCAACACAGTTTCTTTCGGTCACCGACCGTTCACAAATAAGGAGTAGGAAGATGGAAAACAAGTTTCTAACCGAGCAGGCACTCCGCAAGTGGAAGCCTGTTCTAGACCACAAGGACATGGCTCCAATCACGGACGCTCACAAGCGTGCCACGATTGCAACCCTCCTTGAGAATCAGGAAAAGTCTATCCGCGAGCAAATGATTGTTGAGGCAGGAACACCCACTAACAGTCTTGGAGCAGGTATGTCTCCCTTGGCTTCGGGTGGAGAGAATGCTAACCTTCGTGGGTACGACCCCATTCTCATTCAATTGGTTCGCCGTGCGATGCCTAACCTCATGGCTTACGACATCTGCGGCGTTCAGGCTATGTCGGCTCCGACAGGTCTGATCTTCGCAATGCGTAGCAAGTACGTTAACCAGAGCGGAACCGAGGCGTTCTACAACGAACCAGCCGCTAACTTCTCAGGCTCGGATCCTGTTACTCAAAGCGGTTTCTCTGGTGGTACGGCTGGTGGCGGTGCAACGGGAACGATTGCCAACTTTGGTCCAGGAACTGGCGTTGATCCGTTCTTCGGCTACTCTGGTACTTCGACCAACCCCATCACAGGCAGCGGACTCACCACTGGTTCGGCTCTTCGCACAAACTTTGCTGAAGGCGTTGCTCCGAACGAGATGGCGTTCAGCATTGAGCGCGTTGGTGTGCAGGCTGCAACCCGTATGCTTGCTGCCTCGTACAGCATTGAACTGGCTCAAGACCTCAAGGCTGTTCACGGTCTTGATGCCGAGACAGAACTTGCCAACATTCTCAGCACGGAAATCCTTGCCGAGATCAACCGCGAGGTTGTCCGTAATGTCTATCGTACAGCGAAACTCGGCGCACAGCAGACCGACCTGTACTTCAAGACGGTTGCTGGTGGTCTGAGCAGCGGATCGGCTTACGGTGGTGTCTACGATCTCATTCAGGACTCGGATGGTCGTTGGAGCGCGGAAAAGTTCCGTGGTCTAATGTTCCAGATTGAGCGCGAGTGCAACCAGATCGCCAAGGACACCCGCCGTGGCAAGGGCAACTTCATCATCTGCTCGGCAGATGTTGCTTCAGCCCTCGCAATGGGTGGCTTCCTGAACATCAGCCCCGCGCTGAATGTCAGCCTTGATGTTGATGACACCGGCAACACCTTTGCTGGTACCATCAACGGTAAGATCAAGGTCTACATTGATCCGTATGTTGATACCAGTTCCAGCAACACCGCTCCCAACTTCGTCTGCGTTGGATATAAGGGAACCAGCCCGTATGACGCGGGTCTGTTCTACTGCCCCTATGTCCCGCTACAGATGATGCGTGCAGTTGATCAGGACACCTTCCAGCCCAAGATGGCGTTCAAGACCCGCTACGGCATGGTTGCGAACCCCTTCGCGGAAGGCAGCGCACAAGGTATTGGTGCTCTGAAGGCTCGTTCGAACGTCTACTACCGCATCTTCCGTGTGGACAACCTCCACGGCGTTGCATCGTAATAGACTGCACTAAACCGCACGAAGGGGGAGGGGGAAAC